TTAGGCTGCTTCAAGCACTTCGGTCATCCATTGATCGGTGACTTCGAAAAGGAAATTCGGGTTTTCTGCCGGCGGCACGTCGGTGAAACGGATGCGCCAATACACCTTGCCCTGGGCGATCTGGCTGGCCGTGTTCAGTTCGGTGTCGGGGAACACTTCAAAGTTGATGATCGCGCCCTGGGCTTTGAGGTCGGCCATGAATGCGTTCAGACCGTTGGTGACATCGGTCACGTAGGTCTTGGTGATCGAGCGGTCGACCGCCCATTTGTGTCCTGCCTGCACCGCATCCATGAGGATGAACAGCGTGCGAACGCGGGTAACGAATGCCCACTTCGGATCGCTCGACAGCGTGCGGTTGCCCCACAGGCGATAACCGTCATCGCGAATGATCGTGGTGATATTGGCGTTGTTGAGCAGGTTTGCCCGGCACGTTTCGTCGCCGTCCAGGTACTCGACCGCGCGGCCGGTACCGGTGATACCGGTCAATTCCTTGTTCGATGGCGAGGCCCAGAAACCGTATTCAGCATCCGTCCATGCAAACAGGCCTGCTGCCCAAGCCGAGCCGGGCGCGTCGACCGTCGAGCTGGTGACGGTGTCCCAATACTTCACACCCGGGTCAACCATGAACAGGTTGCGACTGCCGAAGTTATCGGCGTAGGCCATGGCGGCCTCATCGGTGGTGCCAGGGCCGTCGATGATGCCGATGGCGCGCAGCTTCTGCGCCACACTGTCGAGCGCAGTGGCCACAGCCTGGGTCGCGGTGTGGCCCGGGGCGATCAGCAATCGCGGCTGTGCGTTGAACAGGCTTTTACCGTCGAGCAGCGCCTGCAAACCGGTGCGCTGCCCCGAGGCCAGAACACCGCCGATGATCGCCGAGGTTTGCAGCGCGGCGTCTTCCAGCTTGGCCACACCGATGGCGACGATCACCGCCTTGGCTTTGACGAAGATCGCCTGACAGGCCTTGGTGATGGCCGAGTCGGCACCGAACGCGGCGATGGCTTCGCGCTCGGTGGTGATCAACTTCAGTTCGCCGGCCTTGGCCGTACCGCCGCCGAGAACGCCCGGGGTGAAGGTGTCACACAGACCGATAATCGACGACGACGGCAGCGAGATGGTGCGCGCGCCAGTGTCGACCGAGGTGGTCGTGACGCCGTGGAAAAAACTCATAAGGGTCAGTCTCCAGAAACGAAAAAGCCCCGCATGAGCGAGGCTGTGAGGATGTTCGTGTTACGCGTATCGAAATGCAAAACGCCCCGTCAATGCGGGGCGTTTAGGTAGATTTTGCTGACAGCCAGGTCGGCGCCGGCGGCCGATGTTCGGCGAACGGGAATTGATCACCGAGGGGCCAGTCGCGCAACTGCCGGCGGTAAGCCTGCAACTGCGCGTACTGCTCAAGCGTGAGCGAAGTAGCGCCACCCTCTTCGACCTCGTCGCGGTGCCGCGAAACCAGCGGATCCGTCAACAAAAGCTGACTGTTACGCCATGTACGTTCCAGCTCTGCCAAATAATCAGGCGATGGCTCTGCCGGTGAAACAAGGCAGGGGTAACCATGCTTATCTGACGTGATGATCTGCCCGCGAGAGTTACCACGCAGAAGCTCGGCATAAAAATCATCATCGATTTCAACCGCGTCAGAAGGCAAAACGGGATTGATGGCAGGATCATAAAAACTGCACATACTCGGACTAAACAACATGATCATTCCCCAATTGCGATGTAGTCGAAGTTGCCGTTTTTCCCCGCCCAGGCGCTTCCGTTCCAGTTCATTGAACGGATTGTGACCCCTGACTGTGTCTTGGCACCGACGCCGTAAACCGTAAAGTTCGACCCCACCCAGTTCGCGGCACTCGATTCCACCACCAGAACCTGACGGCAAGCGGTAGGAAAAGTGACAGGAAATGTCACCGTCCCCACACCATCAACCGTCGCGCCACTGCCTCGTTGGATGATTGTTCCGCTCGGCAGCTTCTGATAGCCCTGAACGCCCGCCCCAGCAGCAAACCCACCGCCATGCTTCAGAAATCGCCCACCATTGCTGGCAACAATTTTCCAGATAACTCCAGTGGAGACGACAGTCAACGTCTCCCCCACCGCCATCACATAAGGTGCTGCGCTACCCTCCAGACCTTCAAACACAAGCGCATCGGCCCCGGATATAGCCACCGCAAACGATGCCATTGATGTCGAGGAATGGGAGATTGTGAACATCGACCCGGCCGCGACCGAGCTGAGCAACGGCAACCCTACGTTGACCGCACCCGCCCCCACATTTGACGTGACATAGCTACCCACCTGCGCCGGTGTCAAAACGGTGTTGGCAGAAACCGAAACGAACCCCTTGCAATTGCCGAGCGCTCGCCTCACAAATTCCGTAGTAGCCAGAGCCTTGGAATCATCGAACTGCGGCCGGGTCGTGAAGTTTGGCCCAGCCATCACACCGGCGAAGGCGAGCGCCGCCGTTCCCCCGACTAGACGCCACTGATTTTCCAGTCGGATGAATTCAGCCGTGTCGCCCAGACCGAGCACCAGCGGACCAGCCACACCGGTCGAGGTGTACACGACGTCAGCGCCGACTGGAACAATTTTCAGCCCACCATTACCAGCACAAGCAAGCGTGATGGTAGCGCCCTGCGCTATACCTGCCGTCGGCGGCAAAGTGGCTTGGAGCTGCGCAGCACCGGAAAAGCTGTGAAGCCCACCAACATGCGCGGCCGTCAAAGCCAAGCTCGCGGCGTTCGTGGTGAAGCCCGAGAACTCGACACCACTACGCTTTACAAACTCCGCCGTGGCGAGAGACTTGCTGCTGTCGAATTGCGCTGGCGTCGGGGCCGTGGGGTTGCCGAAAAACGTCGGTGAGAACAACCGGGCAAACCCGTCCGTAATGTCCTTGAACGTGAGCGCCGTAGTGCCCACGACAATGGTGCCATCAGTCACTAGTTGCCAGATCGTATCGGCCTGCGTTGCGCCTACCTCGACCGCCACCGTCAGATTAGGCGTAACCTTCGCGTTGTTGTCGGCATCTTTCGCCCGCACCCAAGCGCCTACAGCCACCACATACGGGCCGTTGTCCTTGGCCGCTGCCTGGTTCTTCACCAGCACCCGGTCACCGGCATTCAGCGAAACCCCGTCCACCACCTGCAAGCCGACCAGATTGATGTTGCCCGTGGTCGCCGCGCGCACAGACTGTTTGATGTCGAGCTTGCTCAGCTCTTCCAGAATGCGCGAATCGACATACTCACGCGTCGCCAGCACCACCGACGGGTCAATCTTGAGGCTGATCTGTGCCGTGCTGGAAACAATCAGGTTCATCCGCACCACTTGCGTGCGGCCCGATCCCTGCGACAGCACCGGCTTGAAGCTCGGCGCACAGTTGGCCACCGCCACCAGATCACCGTCAGCGTCATACAGCCCGACCTCACGAATCCAGCGCCCGCCCTCGTCGGCCGGAATGACTTGCTCGGCAATGATCACCGCCGGGTTGACCGGATCGATGCGCAACTGATTCAGCGGCCGGCGGCGCCATTCGTTGATCAGCTTGGATTGCTTGGCGCTGGGCTGCGGATCGGTTTCGTTGGCATCGCCCAAGCCCATTTCCGTGATGTTCCAAGGCACGCCAAGCACATTGGCATTCGCCAGCTTGGCCGCCCCCACGTCCGTCAGGATCGCGAAAAACTTTGAGTTCGCATCAATCATTTAATAAATGTCCATGATGTCTATGGAGTGTTCACGGCCGACCACGCCGAAGCTGCCGGTAACGTCGATGTCCTGCATTTCCGGCGGGAATATGTCGAGTTCATCGCCGTCGTAGAGCGTCACACCCACATTCAAATTGCCCTGTGTTTCCAGGCTGATCGCCAGCCCGGTCATGTGCCGGGTGACGGGTTTGGCGTCGTCAATCAGGCGTTCAAGCTCCTGATACATTTCCTCGGTGATACCGGTATCGAGAACGCCAATCTTCAGCGCGAAGGTGCCCGGCACGCCCTCGGGCACGGTCTTGAACCACTCGACAATCTCAATCAGATAGCCCAGCGGCTCGACCACGCGACGTATCGCGCCGATCGTGCCCTTATGCTTATGGATGTAGTACGACGCCTTGATGGCCGCGCGCTTGGTCGCCTCAGACCATCGGTAGTCCCAGCGATCGACCGACCACGCCCACGCCAGATGCGGCAGCAGATGCACCGGGCAGGTGTCGGGGTTGTAGAGGTCGCGCAGTGGGACAATCGTCTTTTCGAATATCGCGGCCTCCATGGCGCGTTCCAGTTGCGTGCTGTTGAGCGGCAGTAGACTTTTCATATCAGCCCGCCAGCCTCACGTTGTAGCGCGTACAGAACGCCGCCTGCGCCTTCGTCGGGGCCAGATCCTGCCACCCGGCCAACTCAACCCGGGCAACGCCGGCAACGTGCAACTGAGCGTCAACAGCGGAGCGTGCGACCTCAACGCCCAGCCGCTTGCGTGGATTGATCCAAGCGGCCAATCGACTTTTCGCTTCGGCCAAACTGGCGTCCGCTTCCGGGCCGGCGCCGGCCATATGCAAGATGGCGTCAATCTCGTAGCGGATCACCTCCGCGCTCTGTACGGTCACACGATCACCGACCGGGCGAACGTCATCGTCATCCAACGCAGCGGCCACCGTCGCCAGCAGCTCCGGCGGCGCTTCACCCTCCCCATCAAACCCCAGCACCGTTACCGTAACGTAGCAAGGCTTCGGGCTTTCGGCCGTGGCGTCTGCCACCAGCCCAGAAGCGTTACGCGCATGCAGGATGTAGCTGTTGCGCGGGCCGGCCGTGGTCAAACCCTCATAGGCCAACTGGATGCGTTCGCGAAACGGGTCGTCGTCTTCCATGACCTTGGGCACCGGCGGCACCGCCAGCAGATCCTCGGCCTGAATGACCAGGCGCTGCAGATTGACGTTGGCCCCCAAGTGATCGAGATCGCCGCGAATGGCGTGCGCCAGCAATAGCGCCTTGCCGGCGTCATTGACCCGGGCGCGGTTGCCGACCTTGTTGTAAGCCCCAACCTCAAGCACTTTGACCACTGGATCGCTTTCCAGCGCGGCCGTCCAGTTGCCCCCCATGTACCCGCGAAAGACGCCTAAACCGTCCTGATAAACCTCTTCGAAGTCCAGAAGCTCCAGCACGGTCGGCGCCGGCAGCGACGACAGATCAACGGTACTCATGCAGCCACCTCCAACGTGACGCCGTCGCCCAGGTACTTCCCGACGATTTGCAGATTGATTTGCCCACCAATGACGGAGAGGACACGCACCTGGTCGAGCTTCAAACGTGGCTCCCAGCGCCCCAAAGCGCGGGCGACCTCAGCCTGTACGGCGCTTTTCCAGCCCTCATTAACGGGCAAATCGACAAACCGCCGCAGCTTGCTGCCGTACTCCATGCGGTGCCGGCGACTGCCCAGCGGCGTGCTCAAAATGTCGGCAATGGATTGCCGCAGGTGCTCGATGCCGGATATGGGTAGGCCGGTCTGGCGATCCATTCCGATCATCGATGTCACTCCTTGAACGGCTCGTATTCTTCGCTGGCTTTCAGGAACTTGACCGCCTCGATGTCGGAGGCCGGCACCACGACCGTCGCCTTCTCCACCGGATAGGAACGGTCAGTACCGGGCACGATCACCAGTCGCGACGTGAAGAGCTTGTCGCGGAATTTCAAAGACTCAGGCGATGAGTAAGTTGAGGATGACAATGCCGGTTCCGAGGACGTTTGCGTATCGGTTGAGGTCGTATCGATCTTGGCCATGTGGTTCTCCAGGCATGAAAAAGCCCGCACTGGGCGGGCTGTGTTGAGTTGAAATTAATGCGTGTGGTGATTGCTGTTGCCGGTGGCATCAATGATTGCGCCGGCGCTGGTGATGCCCTTGGTAACGTGTAGCGCGCCGTCGATCATCACCGCCGCTTTCAAATTGATGTTGCCGGTGGTCACGTTCACCGCGCTATCGGTCACGACCGCTTCCGTGCTGGCCACTTTGATGGTGACCGTGCCGCTCGGGAGCGTGATGCTGTAGCTCTTGGCCTGCCAGTCGTAGACCAGCGAGCCGCCATCATCGAACCGCCAGACCTCGACATGATCGCGATTGTCCGGCGGCGGTCCGGCATTGCCATACAAGCCTGGGACAAACGTGCCTTGTGACACGTCACCGCTGGGACTGATCAAACTGCCCTGCTCGCCCATGGACGGCGCCCGCCAATGCCTGGCCTTGCCCGCCGCGATGCTGTGCCAGCGCACCCAGGCGCTGACCCAATCACTGCCATCGGACACCCGACACACCGGCGGCGAAGCGGACAGATCCAGCGCGACCACATAGCAAGCCTTGACCACGCCGGCGAGCATCCGGTCGTGCTGGGCGCTCGCGTAGCCACTCACACATCCTCCGCAGGGACAAAGTCCTCTTTGGCGTCGTTGTTGAATCCAATGAGCAACATGCCCGGCGGTTCGTCGGGCCAGAGCCATTCCTCCGGGCCGAGATAGACTTGCTGAGTCCACGCCACCAGCCACACGGTGTATCCATCCAGGTGCGGCTGGGTAAAGTCCTGCAGCGATTGCACAAACTCGGCGGGTTCAACTGCTAGCCCCCACGTTTGCGAACGCAGCAACACCGCCAACTGGGTCGCCAATTGCACGGCCTGTTGATGATGGTGCGGCAAGATCGGGTCAACAATGATCCGAGCCTCAAACTTGCAGACCAGCGAGGTTTCGCCGGTGCCGATATCGGAACCCGGCTCGATCTCGGCCACCTCCAGAAAAACCGCTGGCAGCAACACGCGATCCTTAATATTTGGCCAAGCTGTGACGGCCTGCACGCCAGCCAAGTGGGTACGCAGATGCTGTTCTACCGCCCGATAAAGCTGGTCCAGGCTGAACGGTTCTTCAGACATTGCCGATCCTCTTAAGGTATTTCTGCAGCTCAAAGTTGAGTTCTTGTTTGAGAATCGCCAACAGGATCTCGTCTGCCTTTTTGACCCAGCTGTCGAAATGCGGCCGGGCTTGCTCCAGCGACACCTTGGCCTTGGCCAGCGGGAAACGACTTCCGTTTTCGGCGACCCAACCCGAACTCGGCCCGCGACCGGGGGAAACCGTGCTGTCCGGGTAGTCGTCCGCGTTGAAATGCTTGGAGGCTGTGCGAATCCAGATGTCGGGCTTGTTGCCGTAGACCTTCTTGAGAAAGGCACCTTCGTAACGCCGCCCCGCCACCGACACACCGCTCCCGGTCTGCCGCGCCCGGCCGATCCGGCTGGATTCGATGCTGTTCAACCCGAACCACAGTTTGCCGCTCGCGGCCGCACCGGAAACCGGATAGCTGCGCAACCGCTGACGCACCGCTGCTACGGCAATGCGCTCTGACCGGCTGACGGCTCGGGCGATGTGCGTGCGCAACCTTCCCAAAGTCTTGTTGATCGCGCGCCGATGCGCCGCGGCAGCCGCTTTCGGCACCACCTTGGCAAAGTCCTGGAACGCCTGAAAATCTGCGGCCGAGGACTGGATAGAGATCATCCCGCCCCCGGCCGAGGGTTTGAAATAGCTGCCGACACTCATGGCCGCAACCTCAGAATCAGGGCGACCAGTCCGTCGCCGCTCGGTTCGAGCTGGATCAAGTCGTAGTCACCGCCGCCATCCAGGGCAGGCAGGTCAACGCTGACCAGCATGCCCTGTTCCAGACCTTGCGAATCGCTGACGCGGATCTCGAAGCGAGGCTCACGCAACCCGGTGTTGAGCTTGCCGAACTTGGGTTGCAGCCAGGGCGCGGCAAACATGCCGAGCACTGGCTCTTCGCGACCCTCGATCCGTGCGGTGTCGCCCAGCGTTTCGAACACCACCGCGTCGACTTCGGCGATCAGATCGCGAAAGCCCATGCTCAGAGTTCCAGCAGGATCTGGGCGCGCGGTCGAGTGCACAGGTGCAGCGGGTTGGACTGAGCTTCACCGGCCATACCTTTGTTGAAGGGCAGCGGCTCGATCATGCTGTAGTACGGGATGCCCTGGGTGTTGACCGTTTCCATGTAGTCGGCCGGTGCAAACACCGAGATGTACAGATCTGGCACGCCTTCCGGAACCAGCAGCGCCTTGTCGTCATGCACGAACGACACGCCGGCGACCTTGCCACGGTAGCGTTCCCAGATGATGCCGCCGAACTCGAAGCTTTCCCGGGCGTCGCCACGCAGCGCTGCCGCTTGCTGACTGTTGAGGTAGGTCTCTTTGACCGACTTGTGAACAATCAGCTTGTTCCAGAAGTTCTTGCCGCAGAAAGCGCGCGAACCGGTACTGGTCACGCTACCCAGCGCATCCTCCTGCATGTCCAGCGCCTCACCGCACATGACCCGCAGCTCGGTATCGGCCTTAGTCAGCCCCATGGACATCTTCTGACGCTGCACACCGAAGCGCTCATACAAGTCCAGCAGCACCGTCTGACCGTCAGCGTCGAGGATCTGGCCGTTGAGTGCGCCCATGCGCTGGAACTCATGCGTCGCGTCCAACTGACGACGCGCCTTTGCCAGACGTGCATTGACCACGTCCTGCACCGCCTGCAGCTCAGTGCGAGTGCCGAAGGCGCGGATGCCTTGAATCTCATCCGCCTTGATGGTGAAACGCTCCGGCAGGTGCACGGTGTTGAACGGGATCAGGTTGCGCTTGCTCGCAGCAACCACCAGGCCAGAACCGCCGCGCTCACCGGCCGGCACCAGTGCCAGGGTGTCACCGTCCTTTTCAATCTGTACGGTCAGGGTGGTAATGCCTTCCTCGCGGAACAGACCCAGGGCGCTGATGCGGCCCGGCAGGTAGGGTTGATCATTGAGTGCAGCGGTCAGCGAGGTAACGGTAAACGCTTCGTCTTCAAAAATGGCGATATCGGCCATGGGTACTCTCCAGAAACGAAAAATCCCGCACGCGGCGGGATGCATACAAAAAAAGGATCGACTTAGCGGACGATCACGAAATGGGTGGCGAGTGCTTTCTCGGCGGCCAGATCCAGCCCGGTCAGGTGCGCTTCGCTGACCTCGGCCAACCGCACCACGGCGCGACCGCGCCGCACCACATCGGATTCGCCAAGCGGGCCGTAGAGAATGGCGACAGCATTTTCGGTGCCGTCCTCAGCCGTTGGGTTGTACGGTGCGAATTCGCCGGAGGCGGTCACCAGTCCGAGGATTTGTCCGGGCCACAACTCTGGACCGGCCGCGACGTTGATCGCTTCACGCGAAATATTGCCGGCGCCTTCGGACAGCAGGAATTCACCCGCGTGCATCGGTTCCTGTTTGATGGTCATGCTCTTGCTCCTTTCGCGCTTTGCGCGGTTCCAGTTTGGGCCGCTTGGCGAGCAGCCCAAATCGAGTTGGGATCAGGTTGTTTGGCCAGCACCTTGGGCGCCAGGTCGTCCCCCAGCGGCAGACTGTTGTCGATTTCGAAGCCCTTACCGCTGGTGACAATCTTGTCGAACAGACGCGCCCGCACCGCCGCCTCGTCCAGACCTGCCGCGACATACTCGGCGCTGAATTCCGGCAGCCGCGCAGCCACGCAGAGGTCGTTTACCGCCTTGGCGCGTGCCAGACCGGCTAAAACGATCTCTTCGCTTTCAAGCTGGGTGGACTTGAGCAGCGGCTCGACCAGGTTGCTGATGCCCGCCGCCGTGCAGCGCTGAGTGACCATCAATGCCAACTTGGCCGAGTCGACTACAGGCGGCACCAGCGGCGGATCGACAGGATCAAGATCCGGATCCGCTTCAGGTGGCTCGTCGAGCTGGGCCAGCAAATCAGCCGGTGCGTGCTGGAATCGTTGCAGCACCGCGCCTTGACCGAGACAGGCTTTGACCTTGACGCCGTCGCCCACTTCATCGGCCAGCCCCAAAGCCACCGCTTCGTTGGCGGTCAGCCAAGTTTCAGCATCAACCATTCGCCGCAGTTCGGCGTCATCAATGTCGGGCGCCTTGGCCTTATAGGCCGCGATGATCGCCTCCAAGGTCTGATCCAATACATCAGCAACCCGGCGGAAGTCCTCAGCGCTACCGCCTGTATAGGTGTATGGGTTGTGAATCATCAACATGGCGTTGGCCGCGATGACTACGCGGTGTGCGCCGCACACGGCCACGCTAGCCGCACTCGCTGCGAGTGCATCAATGCGCCCGGTGCACCGCTCGCCCAACCGCGACAGCGCATTGTGCATGGCCAGACCATCGAACAAATCGCCGCCGATGCTGTTGAACGCGGCCACCACCGGCGACACACCATCATCCATGGCGCGCAGATCCTGCACGAACTGATTGGCAGTGATACCCCACGCGCCGATCTCGCCATAGACGAAGACCTCGATCACTCGCTCGGCGGCCTCGCCGCTGGCATGAACGGCGTACCAGGTCTTGTCCTTGACCTCGACGCGTTTGCCGGCGCGGTTGTAAATACGCGGTTTCGCAGTTTTGCTCATGGTTGCTCCTTGTCGTCGGTGTCTTCGACGGCATCAAGGGTGTTGTAGTTGAGGCGCAGCGCTGTGGCCCGCGCCAGATCGGCGGCGTTTTCCAGATCGACCGTTTCGGCGTCGTAGCCGGTACGCAGGACCATCTCGCTGCGCGACGAAAAACCGGCTCTCACCTCCATCGCTCGTGCTTGCACGTCCTGAACCGGCTGGATATAGGCCCAGCCTTGCGGTACCCAGCGAGTGCGAAGGTACTGGCGGCGTTTCTGTGCGTAATCGTCCAGCACCAGAACGCCAGACAGCACCGCCATGTCCATCCACGCCGCCCGCACAGGACGGCAGAGCTGATGCACGTACACGCTGAATTGCAGTTGTTCCAGACGGCGCCGAAACTCGTTGAGCACCACCCGCAGCGCTCGGTCGTTGATCCCGCGCATGTCGCCGGTGAGGATTTCGTAAGGTGTGCCCGATCCCGCTGCTGCAGCCATCAACTGCTGACGCATGAAGTCCGGGTAGTTGTTGCCGGCGTCTGGCGGTTTGGAAAACTCAACCTCCTCTCCCGGCCCGAGTTCCTGCATGGTGCCGGGTTCGAGCGCGACCATAGGGGTAAACCCGTCGCGATCAAGATCCAGCGGAGCGCCGGTGACCGGATCGCGTGGAACCGGTCCCGATTCCGGCGACGGGCGCTTGATGAAACCGGCAAACAGGTTGGCCACCTCTTGGCGGAACAACACCGCGTCGTCGTAGTTGTCCAGACTGCGCAGCCGTTTAAGCACCGGTGACAATCGCGGCACACCACGCAGTTGTCCTGGCTCCACCGGCTCGAAGATGTGCAGCACCTGCGCGGCCGGGACGCGCACTAGCTGATTGTAACCGGCGTTCAACGAGGCCGAGTCACGCGGATGCGAGAGGTACATCCAATACGCTACCCGCTTGCCGCCGGGCGTGAACTCGATGCCGGCGCGAATGATGTTGCCGTTCTTGGTGCTCTCGAATTTGTCGTGCGGCACGAACTCCGGCGCCAGGATCTGCAACTGCAGCGGAACCGCCAAGCCTTCATCCCGACTGCGAGGACGCAAGCGAACAAAGCATTCACCCGATGTTTCCACCGTGCGCGCCACTAGCGCCTGCTGGCCGTAAAAGTCGGTGCGGTCATCCGCATCAGACTCATCGACCCAATCTCCCCACAGCTCCTGCATCAGTTTGCGCAAGGCATCATCGTCGGTTGTCGGCCGAGGGGTGATGCCGGTGCCGATCAGGTTGCTGACGCGCTTGTCGATGACGTTGAAGGCATACGGGTCATTGCGAACCGCTGCCCGGGAGCGCGAGCGCAAATTGCGCAGTGCCGGGGTATTGATGCTGTTGATCCCGTTGTCGGGAGCGTCCCAGTTAGCGGATCGGCGGCCTTCACCAGCGCCTTCGTAACTGGCCTTGATGTTGGACGGCAGCACAAATCCGTTACGGGTCAACGTCGGAAAATGGCGGGCCATCAGACCCCCTTCCCTGCGTGGAACAGCCGGACCACGCGCGAACGCGGCCCGGCGGCGCTGGCCAGCGACGAGCGTATTTCTTCGCGCGCCTTGAGCAGCTCATCGACCGTGCGGTATTCCACGGTGCGGTCGGTGTAGCGCACAGTTTTTTCACCGCGAGCAATGGCCGCCTCAACCGCGTCGAGGTGCTTTTTCGTAAATGACATATCAGCGTCTCTTCAGGTAGCCACTGGTGGAGCTGCGGCGTTGTGGGGGGGCCGTTGTCGGACGTGATTTCACGGCTGGTTGCGGCGCCTGTGGTGCTGCCGGTGTTACGACTGGCCGACTGAGCCGTTCGCTCTGAACGGGTTGGCCACTATCGCCCGAAGCCGACTGGATGATCGCCTGCCGAATCCGCGCCCAATCGTGATCTTGGTAGCGATTGATGCCGAGGTAATGGGCCATGGCCAAGTTGTAAACCAACAGATCGAGCGCTTCGTTACGCTCGGATTTGCCCTTGGTCCATTCGATGCGTTTATGCCCCCTAACGTAACGGGTGACTTTGCGCTCAGCAACGCACTGGGCGAAAAAGTCATCCGGCAGGTCGTTGGCAAAGTGCAGCGCTCCCGGGCCGGTGTCGAATACATAGCGGTTATAGATCCAGTCCTTCGCCGTGTCGGTACCGACAATCCAAAGCTCGGCGCCATGCCGTTCAGTCAGGCCCTTCCATGTCACGTCGACCATCGAAGGTCGCTGCGCGATCACCGGCCGGCCCCGCTTGCTCGCCCCCTTGATGGCGAACACGCTGCGCCAGCGGCGCATACGACAGAACTGATAGACCTCATCCGTATGGTTACCACCGGAGTCGACCGCAGTAGCCATGATCATCAGCTCAGCACCACAAGGGTGTCGGTAACGGGCCTTGAGTAACTCGTCCAGCGCCGCCCAGGTGCGCTCATCGGCGGGGTCGCCGGAGATCACTTGAAAGTCGACCACCCAGCGCTCCATGCCAGCGCCCCACCCCATCACCATCAGTTCCAGGCGGTTGGCTTGGGTGTCAACAGAAGCGGTCAGCATCAACACGCCGTCGGGCATTGAGCCAAGCCCGTAGTTTTCCAGCCGCGCCCTATCCCTCAGCACATCGGCCGAGGTTTGCTCCTGAGCGCTATCCCAGACCTTGGCCAGACGAGTGTTATAAAACACCTGCATCGGCTCCAGATCGCCTTTGGCCTGAGCCTTTTTAGCCTTCTCGAATTGCTTGGCCAACGAGGCCCAACCGGTCCAGCCGGGCGGCGAGTACAACGCATTCAAGTTAAAACCAATGGTTTCGCCATCGCCCTGGGTGTGTGCTCGCCACTCCCCTTTCGCCAGCATCTCGCCCTTATAGCGCTCCTCGATCAGGACGTCGCAGTCGGGGCCGGCGCACTGGTAATGCACAACCTGAAAATCCGCCGAGTAATGCAAACGCTCCCATTCGAGAACCTGCATGTGGTCACAGGTTGGGCACGGCACGTAGTAGTAACGCTGATCGCTGACCTCAAACAGATCAGCGATCCGTGACGCCCCCCTGACCGTCGGCGAACTGGAAAAATAAAATTTGGCGTTACTGCCGAAAGTACTGCCGCGAGTCTCGGCCAGTTCGACCGGGTCGCCCTCTTCGCCCACGTCCACACTCCAGCGATCAACCTCGTCGCCGTAGATGTAGCGTGCGGAAAGCTCCGCCAGGTTGGCCGCAGAACCGGCCGTGGTGATGTACAGCGAACCACCCTCGAACTCCTTTGTGTCCATGGTGTTGCGCGCATCTCGCGAGCGGTTGGACGCCACGCGCTCACGCAGAACCGGCGTAGCCTTGATGGTTTTACCAATCCGCGACGATACCCGCTTGGCCAACCCCAGACTGGGCAACAACGTGAGGATGTTGGACGGGGCCATATGGATCAGGCCGCCGATCCAGTTCAAGGCGATCTGAGTTTTCATCAACTGCGAAGCCACCATGGTCACCACCCGCTTGCACGGGTGGGCAGGTGACAGACAGCGCATCGGCTCACGCGCATAAGGGGTGCGCGAAGTGTGGTATTGACCAGGCTCGGCCGCACCCGTGTCGCGCGGGATGCGCATGTACTCGTCGGCCCACTGATCAATCCAGACATCTGGCTCTGGTCGCTGCCCACGGAAATACGCTTCGCGGTACACCGTCGCACCGTTCGACATTTCTAAGGACATAGGGTTAGCTCGGGGTAATGGCTTGTTCGAGATCTGCTGTAGACAGCCGCTCAGCATCTTCCAGTGTTTGTCGTAAAGCGGCCGTAAGACGCTTTTCGATTTGCCATGGATCAGACAGCGAGGCCAGTTCAGGCGATAGCTGTGGAGCCATTCCAAGCAAAAGATCGCGCAGTAAGCGACCGGCGTTATAGGCCGCATCTTCGACCGCTTTGCGCTCTACCAAGGTGCCTTGGGCTTTAAGGAAGTTGTTTTTTTCCTGAAGCGACAGGTAGTGCTCACGAAGAGCGCGTGACTTTTGAAAGTCGGGTACCTGACCAGAGGGGTCATCTACAAAGTCTGCGATGACTATTTCCAGCGGTGGCTGATCACTCCGCTTCGGGCGATTGCGCTCATGTCGAGCGACGACGGCAGCCTTACTCGGGTCGCTCGTCATGGCCAGAAGCTTCTCGCTGGCCTCCACATCAATCTTCCCGGTGGCATTCAGAACCAGTCGTTCATTCTTGACCAGCTTGCCGACGTACTGCCTCGACCACCCCTTCAGCTCGCAGTACTCCTTGCGAGTTACAAAAGCCATGCGGCCTCCATCGTCGTGGCTTGTTAAGCCTGTCAACTAACCCGGCTTAGTTGACAGGCCTTCCGACCATTGCGCCGGGGCTGCTGTTTAAGAAAATGAACAGGCACGAAAAGGCTATACAGCCCAATAGAACCGGGGGTTACTTCACTACAAAACACTGTTTGAATCACGCGAACCCTGTCGCTGGAAACACAGAATTTCTTGTCAACCTGTCAACCACTGTCAACTAACTTTCCAGCCCTGTGGCTAACGCTTTCCCGCGGGTTTCCGACCCCGTACCCTTCGGATAACCCCAGGGTCCCCGGCGATGTCAGCACTAGGTCAAGTCGGGTCTCCCTCTGAACCACGACTCCTTCCATCGCCTATCAAGGAATCTGCATTGGCAGATCTCCTTGGGAATTTTGATTGTCAGCGACTTACTCGTCGACTTGAACGCCTGCCTTCTTTGCCAAGAACTGGGTGTACAAACCACCGGCTACATCGGCACCAATCACCGCAATGACAATGCCCAATCCGGCAGCCACGTAGAGGTTGTTCCAGAGCGCCATTGCTAGCAGCAACGTGGCCATTCCCAGAAGACCGGACGCAAGGAACCGTAACGCTACGCGTTGCAGTATCTGCTGTAGGCCCAGATCGCTACCTGACGCTCTAAGCATCTCCCCCGACAGGCCAGCCATGCTCAGCAGCACTAACAGCCAAAGGGGTACATCGGCGAGAGCTTGGTGCTCCGTATTCATCTGTAGTCCTCGAATAGGTTCGGCCTTCATGTCACTGTCATCCGCTAAGAGCAAAGAGCCAGGCATGAGACCGAAAACGAAAAAGCCCCGCACTATGGCAGGGCTTATAAATAAGCATAAAAAACCCGACTCGATGGCCGGGTTTTGAAAGCGTCTCGCTGCGTTCACAGCAGTTCACGCTGATATAAAAACAAATCTATTCCGTGCGGAAAAGAAAATCCTTAACCAATCTGAATAAATTCCAGCGCATTCGCCTAAAATCTTCGCGCATAGGCGATAAGCCCATCAGCAACCCTAGACAAATAAACATCGTCAATTTCTAATTTTTGGCCTATAGCGATATGACCACAATATGAAAAAACAGAAGCCGTCGATGCCGCTGACAGATATCGCTGATTTGCAAAACCGTGATTGTGGATTATTGCGTTGCGGCGCTCTCTTATCTCGGAAACAACTTCCACTTCCATTGATGAAGCAGCAATTCCGTACTCAGCTTCCGCCCTCGTGGTCAGCGCCCCCAGCGTCCCTTCATCAGACTTTCCTCGAAGCACAAGCACCGCAGAAAGAAAGGCTTCAAACTGAGCGATGAGAGCTAGAAAAAAATCGGTTGAAGCTCGACCATTTACTATGTAATTTTCTATTTCCTCCCGCAGCTCAATGAAGGAAGCAGGCAAAGGAGCAGGAAGTTCACTTGAAGCAGGAACATTCTCAAACTCCAGAGACAGATTTGTCCACAGCTCACTTTCAGAGAAGACTATCATGGCAGCATTTGCGGCCCTGATTCTCCAATAAGAATGCAAGCTGGCCTTAATACCCTCGACTAGGTCATTGAGTGCTGTTCTGATTGGCATTTATAATTCTCAAACGAACAAATCCTCGCATCAGTGGATGCGAAAAGGAATAGAAGGTTTTTTTCGGGCCCATTACCCTCATGGTCACAATGTCACCGCGTCCTTCTTCTGCTAACTTCTTCAGGGCCGCACCTGCAACCTGCGCGCTAATTGGTTCACTTGTAAATTTAGACGCGGCCTCCGCAATTTGCCCTACTGCACCTTCAATTCGGTTATCTAAAGTCGCCAAGCCCCAAAGGACATATTTATAAACATCACTTCGCGAAGAAAGAATCGCAGCTTCGTATGTATCGCGCAGTGTTTCGTCTGCATCCTGTGCCGCGCTTTCAGCGCCTCTCGTTACGTGATCTTGAGTAACGATCGTTACTCCTTCAGTCATTGCCAAACGCGCAGAGGTGATACCAAGCAACTGAACGTAATAAGGATAGCGATCCGACGCATCGACAATGCTCGCAACACTTTCCGGGCTAAAGCTCAGGCCAAGTGTCACACCCCCCTTATCCAAAATAGCTTGAATAATAGCGTCAGTATCAAACTTCCCAAGGCCGACCGATCTAATATTCCGAAAAACAGAATCATGACCACGTAATAGATCACTGACCGTCTCGCCTACGCCAACAAAAACCAATGTGGCCGTTGGCAGGTCTGTAGCCAAATTTTTAGTAAACTCACCAAGACTAGCAATAGTATTTTCCGGAAGCCTATCTACCTCATCGAAGATGAGGACTACGGACTCTTTAGGAAGCAAAGCCTTCAGACTATTGCCATCCAACTCGTCTATAGACTTCATCACACCATTAATAGAAATACGATTATTAATGGCATCAAACACCAACTTCGCTGGTGCTTTCTCTTGAAGTTTTAATACAACATCTCGAGCCAATTTAGAGAAAGATGAATCACGCTCGCAAAAAACATCGACCCTTGAATATGCGATGGTGCTGACTCGTGCAAGTGATGTTTTGCCAGCACCTCGCTCACCATAAATAACAACATGCTGACCAGGGCTATGCAAAGCTTGAACCACACGAGCTTTCTCGGTTTCACGACCGAAAAAGCTTGCAAGATCCTCGATCGGATAATGCGGTCGGAAAGCAAGGTTCAATAGCGTTTCGCGCTCAGCCTCGGTCATAGCAAAAATCCCTATTTACTTCAAGAAAAAATAGATGGTAGTTCGATCGCGGCCTCTAGGAAGCCCCTTTGTCATTCTGCGTCGCGAAGGATACAACATCTGAGCATTGAGCAGTGTAAGGCTTGCGAGAATCGTCGTGCTCCGACGCGCAGTCTAACGCCCCATATGGGCGCTACACAGAATAGGTGAGCTCGGTCAAGCTATTAGCCTCATATCGCTTATCGCACAATCAATCCAAGCAGCCCCTGCCCGAGCCAGCTCCCTCGCCTTCCCTTCACTAATGCCATAATGTTTGCCGACTCGCACCATGGCCCATTTGGCACCGTAATAAAGCCAGATGATGTCACCCATTTGCTGATCGCGGTGCGCGAGCTTGGCCACCGCATTGTCGATGGCAATAGCCCGGTCATCTGTAATGCAGTAGTTCTTACTTGCTACCAGCTGTGCCACCGCTTGGCGCATTAGCGTTAGAGTTGGCGACGTGTAACCAGATACCCCCATTTCATCCATCCGCCACCAACCCCACTGTTCGAGTAGGTATTCGGTATCCCCTAATGGTCGCCCTGCCGGCTTACGAATCATCATTCCTTCAATCCCCTGTGTAATTTGTTCCGCCCGCTCCCAGGCGGTTCGATTGTTCGTATTGGCTCTGTGGTCCAGCCATAGGTGGCGAGACTTTCAGCGCGGAAATCTCTCGCTGAGCGTGCTGAAGTTTGAAACTTAACTGAGTGACTAACTCGTCCGTAGAAAGCACTAGTTTGCTACCCCAAACAACCCAACCTGAGCCGTTGCAATCAGCACAAACCAGCTCATAAAACAGTCCTTTTACAACCGCTTTTCCCTTACAGATCGAGCAGGGCTCCAGCTCGATCCGTTCCCGCTTAAAGCTAGGCACTGGCCTTTTCTGCATGATTTGAAACCTCGCCTATGGTTGTTTCTTCAGTGGCCTTGCGGGCCTTATGTTCTGTGGCTTGCAGCGAATTACCAGAATCTTCAAATCTAAAGCCGGTCAATCCATGAATCGCTGCAAAGCCTTTCTGATCTAGATGTGCATGCCACTGTTCAAGGGCATCCCGCTTGCGGCTCATCACGTCCGACTGGATGTAAACCTTCACGTTGTGCCCCATCGCGTGGTTGATTAGCAGCTCGCCAATCAGGTGGTCGATGCCGAGATCTGCCCAGCCAGTGCGCGCCACCTTGCGCAGGTCGTGACTGGTCCACTCGCCCTTTCCCAACCGACGGAACACGGCGCAGCCTTGCGCCTCGCCCAGCGCCTTGCCATTACGTGCCGGGAAAACGCACTGGCCCTCATAGCCTCGAGCGTATTGGCCTTCTCGATACCGGGTCAGCAGCGTGCATACTTGCTCGGTCAGAGGCAGGTGATGCTCGACACCGGTTTTCGTGTTCTCGGCCGGGATGAACCATTCGCGTTCGGCCAGGCTGATGTGCGACCAGCGCGCCATCCGGGTTTCACCGATCCGCGTGCCATGGCAGAGCATCATCAGTGCGAGCATCGAATCCTGCGGCGCGGTGCTCATGACCTCGGCCAGTTGCCCGAGCAGGCCTTCCAACTGAACGCCGCGCAGACGGGACGGCTTGATGCCGACCTTTGCCTTAGAGAAGTCGTTGAACCGGATCGCTGCCATCGGGTTGGACGTGATCATCCCCAGCTTGGCCGCTTGCCGGAATGACAAGGCCAACAGCTGAAACGCGGAACGCACGTAGTCGATGGAAACCGTCTCCTGCAGCGGCCACATCAGCAGGGTGTCGAGTGCGGCCTTGTCGATGCCGATCAGCGGCAGTTCACCGAGGCGCGGTTTCAGGTGGCACTTGATGATCGAGGCGCCAGTATTCTTGCGCTTGGTCGACAGATTGCGATCGCGTGACATGCGGTCAGAAAACCAGTCCAGCAGCTCACCAACGGTGCTCCACTTCGAAAGGCTCGCGCCTTCGCCGGCGGCCAGACGCAGCCGAAGGGACGGCAGAGCCGCGACGACCTGCTTGTGCGTCAGTTCGGGGAACGTACCGATCTGGTTCCACTCGCCTTTCAACACCAGGTACCACGAGCCACCGGTGCGAGCCTTATTGAAGCGCAGGTACAGGCCCTTGTTTTCGAGGTCGCGCACGTCCTGCACGGCGCCGGCGGCCTGGCGCTTGATCTCGGCTTCGGTGATCTTCACCGCGGCGGTACTCATGCGGCCCCCTTCACGGTGAGAATTCCAGCCCTGATCAGGGCTTCGTGGGTTTCGGCGATGGCGCGCGGCAAGTCCTGCCAGTCGATCTCGCCGGCGGCGCGGCCGTCGATCACGTCGTGGCAAGCGCAGCACGCGTACACCGCCACGGTGTCAAAGCCTTTCATGCCCATGCCCTTCTGCCCGCAAGGCAGATGCGCGAGGACGGTCGTTTCTGGATTGTGATTGCAGATGCCTGGCATCCGGACGGTGCACTCTTGACCATTGGCCGAGGCGCGAAGCTTCTTCGAGCTCACTCGCATGCAGGCTTCCCCGTCACAACGTCGACGACTTCGTAGGTCCCAGGCCACATCCACGAGCCATAACGCTTGGCCATGGCCTCGTCGGCAAACAGCGCCAACGCGTGATCAGGCGGTGAACTCAAATCGACCTTGAACGAGCAGCAGAACACTGCGAATCGATAGGTATCGATTTCGGGTACAGCAAGGCGACGGTCACACACGTTCTGCCCTCCCCGCACGCATCGCGCGCAAGTTGGCCAAAGCGGTGTTACCCACTTCGGGGTTGCGATCAGGCTTAGGCGCAGCAAGTTCAGCAATAGGGATAGAGCCTAGGGGTTCACCCTTCCAGATCTTCCTGCACTGGGCCAAGTAGTGACGCTCGAAGCTCGCCAAACCAAGTTCACGCGAGAGCAATGGCAGGCCATGAAAACCAGCGGCCGCAGTAGCGTGGTAGACCGCAGCGTGCATCCACTTGGCCGAATCACGCATAGCGGGATGGCAGTTGCGAAGACCCTGGGCGTAAGCCTTTTCGACGCTCGGCAATCCCAGCCCTTCAGGGGCAAAGCACCAGCTAACGAAAACGCCAGGCGCCGGAACGAATGCCGACTTACTCGCACTCAGGACGCGCATGCCATGGTCGATTTGCTCCATCCGGTTGATCCCGGAGCGCATGAACTCGCCGAGCCATTCAAGCTTCGAGGCGTTCATCACGGCCTCAGTCGGCCAAGACTGGCGCCATGCGCCACAGGCACCGCGAAGACGCAGGAACAAATCGTCGATGACAGCTTTGGTCGATGGATCAACCTCGGCCACTACTGGGTTGGACGTCGGCTTGTAGGTAGGGTCGGTTCGCCGGTCGGCAATAAGATCGCGTGCAGATTTCATACCCGAACCCCCTTGGCAGTCCAGTCACCGGTCGCATCCATCTCTTCCTCAATGTCGCCGGACTTCACTGCGCGATCACGCTTGATCCACTTGGCAAGGCGGTGGCACCAGCCGGCGGCGTTGTCACGGGTATCGGGTTTGGCGATGAAGAAACCTTTGAACGAGTTAATCAACTCATCGGTAGCCGATGAGATCGGCAAGCACATCAGGCGAAGCTGGTCTTCCAACTGTTTAGCGCTGAACTCCCAGTCGGCAAACATCGAAAAGCGCTGGCGAGGATCTTCGAGAGCATCGAGAGCTTGTCGATCCTGATCATCGACCACGCCAGAAAACTCGCGCTGCAGCTGCTGTTCGGTTACCTGATGGTTAATTAACGTATTGGGTGCAGCCGCTGCACCCCGTTCTGTCGTAGATTGCACCCCGTTCTGTTGTGGATTGCACCCCGTGCCGTCATTTGCACCCCGTTCCGAACGGGGTGCAGCATTTGCACCCCGCAATATTTGAAGGTCGTAAACGACTGGGCGTCGGTCATGGCGATCAATGTGAACAGCAGCAATCGCCTGATTGCCCTGCTTGATCAGTCCCGACTTCTCCAGGTCATCTAACTTGTAACGCACGGTGCGCTCGGATAAACCGGTGTCCTGAGCCAGAGTGGAAGCCGACGGAAACGCGCCAGTGCCGTTCGATCCGGCATAGTTGGCCAGGCACAGCAGAACGTGCCGTGCGCTAGCATCCTTGAGAACTTGCGTGGGCAAAGACAGCGCCCATGACATTGCTTGAACGCTCACAGCGAGGCTCCGATATTCAATTCGGCAAAACGAGATGACGTGTGTTGCGACACGCTTTGCGAACTCTGAAAAAGTGTCGCGACATTGTTCTGGGTATTGCTAGAATTTGGCTGGCTCTGCATAATCGGGCCTCTCTAGTTTTGCGAATCAGCCGACCTTCTCCGTCGGCTTTTTTGTGCCCGGGATTCAGGCGGCCTTCACCGAGGCATCCATCACGTCTAGGCTCTGCCGAACGTGATTGATCTCTTGGCGGATCAAGTTTTTCTCGAAAGAACTGACGTGGTTGTCATCCAGCGCCTGGTGAACTGCGATGGTCAGATCGGCGACCTCTTTGCCGACATTGATCAGCGACTTGGTGAGCGCTTGTGGCGCGGGCGCGGTTTTCGTAACGAGGTCGAAACCAAACTCGTTCGCCAGTGCCGCCAGAGGCCGCATGTCGCCGGTGTGCAGCAGAATCCCGAACAGATGCTCCACGGTCAGGTGGTGTGCATCGTTGTCTGGATTGGCGCGCTGAAGCAGGCCAACGTGAGGAACGCCCATCTTTGCAGCAAGGGTCTTGGCTTCGTTGTCCAGGACAGCGCTCTGGCAAGCCCGCAGAAAATCTTCCATTCGTAAAACCTCAAATTTATTTCCGTGGCGCGCTGCCATTGCGTGGGAGATTATTTGTTCAGGCAGTCAGCAATGAACGTTTCAAGCTGCTGTGCGTTTGGGCCGCGCAGGGATCGGGCGAATCTCGTTCGCCTCAATGCGCCCGTCGTCATAAAGGGTGATTTCAATGCTTCTGCCGGCTCGAACCATTTGCGAGATCGCGCTCTGGTTCACGCCAAGAGCAGCTGCAAGCGCGGCTTGAGTGCCGTGCTCTTCTAGGTATTTGCTCAAAGGGATCTTTTTCATGGAATTTCCACGGCTTGATATCTGCCATGGATAGTAGCAGCGCTGCTTTTTATCAGCAACAAAATACTAGCAGCGCTATTTGCTTGGGTATCAGCTCTGCTAATACTCTTGTCCGTATGAAAATACGCCGCCCCCTTACCCCCGAAGAAGTCGCTGAGAGCGCCAGGCTCAAGGCCATCTACGAACAGCGGAAATCAGCTGCAAAAGCTGCCGGCCGCAGCCTGACGCAGGCGGATGTTGCCGAGGCGTGCGGATGGTCTGGGCAAAGTGCATTCAGCCAATACGCCACCGGCAAGGTCCCGCTGAATGTGGAGGCGCTATTGAAGCTCGCGAAGGCGTTGAATTTCGACGCACAAGACGTCAGCTCCCGGCTGATGTCCACGGTTGCCACTGTCCAGCAAGAGCGCATCCATCCCAGCGTAAAACTTGGGACTATCGAGACCTGGGACGACGAAACCCCGCTCGATGATGACGAGGTCTATGTCCCTTTCCTTCAGGAAGTTGAGCTGGCGGCTGGGTCTGGAAGGTTTGCTATTCAGGAAAGCGATACCTCTCGGCTGCGCTTCTTTAAGAAAGACCTGCGCCATAACGGTGTTCAGTTCAGTAACGCGAAGTGCGTGAGGGTTGGCGGGAACAGCATGATGCCTGTGCTGCGCGACGGCGCCACGGTTGGCGTGAACGTGGGGAAAAACTCACTGAGCGACATCGTCGACGGCGAGATGTACGCCATCAACCACAACGGTCAGCTTCGCGTGAAGCAGGTGTACCGAATCCCGATCGGAATTCGCCTACGCAGCTTCAACCGTGATGAGCATCCTGACGAGGACTACACGTTCCAGCAGATCCAAGAGCAGCAGATTTCAATTCTGGGGCATGTGTTCTGGTGGGCGATGTACTCGCGCTGAAGGCAGCAGGCTTCGAATTCGTTCGTTGGAGAAGCGAAAGAAGTCACACTGGCCGAATACAACGGGACGTGGGATAGACCAATGACGTCATGGAGAAACCTCGGTTTCTGGGGAAAGGTATGGGCCTGTCTTTGGATTGCGTTCCTGTTGCTTACTTCTGTCGATTCAGGCGCGAATTGGATGGATGGAGGCTCGTCCGGCCGCAAGCATGTTTTCAGTCCTGCCTTTCTCGTGCTATGTGCAATGGTAGCTTTGGTTGAGCTGATATTACTCAACCACTTCTATGGTGCGCGTGCGAGGTGAAGATGAGAAAACTTGTATGGGCTCAGGAGCACTCTCCGGCAAGGATCTGAGTCGGGGCCTGGATCCTTTCAAGGCGTGATGACACCATCCGCCCAGATCATTTAAACCGCGACAGACTGTCGGTGATAATCTAAATTCACGAATGGAATCTGAAGGATGCAAAAAACAGATTTCCCGGCGTTACTTGCGCCTGGAATGCACCCCCTCACTCTTGAGTCCCTGCACGAGCTAGCGGTAGCGCCTTTCCCGAACGACTCTCGTAGGGCGGAGCTCTACGATAAACTTCGTTTATGGACAAACGCCCTGCACGTTTCAGGGGTACGAGGCACTCTGTGGCTGGATGGATCTTTTCTCACCGAAAAAGTTGGCCCCAGCGATATTGACTGCATTCTATGGAATCCATCATGGGTCGATGAAGCGGGCGCTACCGACCAAGTGAAGTCGGAGGTGTTGAAGTTGCTAGATCGCGCTACTGCAGAAGCTATCTTCAATCTAGACTTCTTCATGGAAACGCCTGCAGCCGATCGTGTATTTCATCGAGAAGCTTATTGGAGAGGTATCCTAGGTTTTTGCCATGATCGAGTTACGGCCAAAGGATTTGCGGAGATAGCCCTATGAATACTAGCTTCCTTCGCGATCACGCCAATGCGTTAGCCGATTTTGCTGCCGAGACCAAAGCTCAAGCGGCGGCCGCCCCTAATGACTTCTTTCTCCAGCTTGCAGCAAAAAATCAGCATGATGCGGCACTGCTTGCTTTGAAAGATGCAGCTATGGAAGAGGTGTCCTCCCTAGGCGAGCTGCTAGATGTGCGCCTTATCGGTCCACGCGCAAATGGAACAATACCTCTTGACGCATTCTTGGACACAATCGGGCCGCTCACTAGGTCGTGGAAGCTTGCAGCCCATCGCCTCCGCTATGGTCGCGATGCTGTGCGCGGGGTGGCGGCTGATGTTGTTAGCGCGCTAAATTTCAAGCTGGCTGGCTTAGCGCCAGGCTCTACACACGTTTTCATCACTGGGAACGCATCTCCCGATCTGACTGGTGACAGCCTACTTCAGGCGACCTTGGACCAAACCTTCAGACTATTGAACTCTGACCACATTGATTTCTATGATGCGGTCGACGCAATTGGTGGTAGATCTGCTCATCAGCTAGGTGAGTTTATGAGAGGTCTTGATAGAGCTGGAATGGCTGTGCAGTTTTCTTGGCTATCCCCTCAAGGGCTGCGCGAGTGGATGGGAAGGCCCGATGAGATCACCCGAGTAAGAGCATTGTTGGATACTGTCAATGAGCCTGTGAAGTATCCTGAAACTCTTGAAGGTAGCGTGGCGGGCATCACCGATACCGGAAGACTTGCTCTTCGCACTTTAGAGGGAAAGGTTCTAATCAGATTTCCTTTGAAGCTGACAGAGCAAGTTCAGAAGCTGAAGATCGCATCTCATGCCCGCATAAATGTCGAAACGTCCAAATACTGGGACGCGGTAGAGAAAAAAGATGTTTTCAAGCGTCACCTTATCTCCGTCGACTAATTCCGCGCATCTCTATCAAGCCCGGCCCAGCGCCGGGCTTCTTGTATCTGGCAAGCACCCTGTTCTGCTATCGTGATGCACTCTGATCGCAATGGAAGCAAAGAAGAATGGACTTATGGAAGACCCTGGCAATCGCCGTCATGGTGCTGATCAGCACTCAGGCCATTGCAGCCGAAAACAACAACCCGTTCCAAGGCGCGCTCATGATCACCACCATCGTGCCCGCAGTGATCATCTCAGCGCCCACGGCTATCACCTCGGAGATTCCAGAGTATTCTAAGTCAGCCAAGACCGACGCCTTGGCGTTCATTGGTTCGGACGGCGAGATTCGCGGAGCGGAGTTTGAGCAGGCGTCTCGGTACTATCGCTCCACCTACGCATCGCCTGTGATGTCCGATATGCAACTGGCCCAGGCAATCGTAACTTCGTTCTGATACCCATGCTCAGACTGTCCGCGGCGCTGGGCTTCTTGTTTCTGCCCTCCCCTTCTAAGTACCGACCTCAAGGCCCTCTACTAGTCGCCTCCTCCAACAGTTCCCGCCAATCATCATCGTCGATTACACCAGTTCGCTTGTACTTGTCAGCCAGCTTCAGTAGTTCGTCGTATTGCTCTTCGGCGTCCATCCGGATTTCGGGTTCTTCACCTATTTTGCTCCAGTCGGCCAACGCCTCCTGTTTCGAATCGTATCTTTCTGCGGATTCCCGGGTGAATTGCCAACCTCACCTAGGCAACAATCGGTATTTCTTAATCAAAATCAAGAGCATATCTAGACCAGCAACCTGGATCCAAAAAACACAAAACAACAGATGCAACTCATTGTTATTAAAAGATTTTTTTTGCAAATACACTCTCACCTTTTCCGAATATTGGCCGATGACCTCCTAAGGAACCATGGAGTCATCGGAATGAGAAATAATCAGCCCGTAACACAGCGTGAGATTTCACTCGCACCACAGCAAAAGCTCATCTCGACGACAGATGCTCGAGGAGTCATCACGTACTGCAATGACGCTTTTGTGGAAATCAGCGGTTTTAATAAAGCCGATCTAATTGGTGCTCCGCAAAATATCGTCCGCCATCCTGACGTCCCCCCAGCTGTCTTTGCCCATATGTGGACCGCTCTCAAGCAAGGTCGGCCATGGATGGGCATCGTCAAAAACCGCTCCAGAAATGGTGATCACTACTGGGTCAACGCCTACGTCACCCCAATATTTGAAGGCAGCCAGGTGGTAGGCTTCGAATCAGTCCGAGTGAAGCCATCGACTGATCAGATACGCCGTGCTGAATCCCTCTATAAGCGCATCAGCCAGGGAAAGCCGGCAATCCCTCGGCAAGATCGCTGGCTATCCGCTCTATCGAATTGCCTGCCGTATGTAGCCATCGGTTTGGCTGGCTGCTCATTCGGTTTATTCTTCAGTGCACCTATAGCTACAGCCTTGGCGTTAGGCATAGCGGTGCCGATCGGGTTGCTCTCTTCGCGCTGGCAGGCTCGAGGAACGCTGCGCCTGCTTCAGATGGCCGAACCCTCTACCTCAGACTCATTGATCGCTCAAATGTACAGCGATGCAAGCGGGCCAGAAGCCCGCTTAGAGGCAGCCTTCGTCAGTCAGACTTCGCGCCTTAAAACTTGTCTGACACGCCTGCAAGACACGGCCGAACAACTCAGTGCGCTGGCGGAGCAATCCGACGTGCTTGCCGCTGACAGCTCAAAAGGCCTAGATCGCCAGCGTGTAGAAACAGAGCAGGTCTCTGCTGCGGTCAATCAGATGGCTGCAACCACCCAGGAAGTTGCCAGCCACGTCCAGAGGACGGCTGATGCCACCCAGCAAGCCAACCACCTGACCAGTCGAGGCCGTGATGTGGCTCGGGATACCCGTGAGGCTATCGAGCGGCTCTCTGCTGTTGTTGGCGAAACAAGCCTGACGGTTGCACAACTGGCCAAGGACAGTAGCGAAATAGGCACAGTCGTCGACGTAATCAAAGGCATCGCTGATCAAACCAACCTACTGGCGCTGAATGCCGCAATCGAGGCTGCGCGCGCTGGCGACATGGGCCGAGGTTTCGCGGTAGTAGCTGATGAGGTTCGCCAATTAGCCCAGCGCACTTCGCAATCGACTACTCAGATCCATGATCTGATAACCAAGCTACAGACTTCGTCCAACAACGCGGTACAGACAATGGAAAGCGGTCACCGCCAAGCCCAAGAAGGCGTTTCTTGGGTACTTGAGGCGGACAAAGCCTTGGTGGGTATCAGCGAGGCGGTCTCCAATATCACGGACATGACCACGCAGATCGCTGCTGCCACGGAAGAGCAAAGCGCCGTGGCCGAGGAAATCAGTCGCAACATCACAACGATCGCTCACTTAGCCGACCAAACTTCCGGGCAAGCACACGAATCGGCAAATCTAAACAAGGAATTGACCAAGACAGCGTCTACGCAGTATTCGTTGGTTGAGCGCTTTAACCGGTAGCTGAACACTTTCCGCGAGAAGCCCGCCCAGTGCGGGTTTTTTTACGCGCGCAGAAAATATTATTAGCAGCGCTATTTACTTTAAAAAGCAGCACTGCTACTTTTATTTCCAAGCCGGACAACAACGGCCCAGCAGCGAAAGCCGCGCCGCTCTTTCACAATCTGGAATCTTCGCGGATCGATCCCCGGAAACGGGAACAGCGCGAAACACAAATTTCGATCCCCATGCCAGCTCTGGAACTGGCCGGGCTCCCTCATGAGAGCACGCAAAGTTGCACAGCCACCCGATGTGACGCCAGTTGCGGCAGCGGGCAGAGAGAGGACTCCGGCGTTGAAGTGCAGCGAGAAACGGAAAGCATCACTGAGCAGCCTTCTCGCGAGGGCTGCTTGGGATGACAACCGATAGGTAATCAACCATGAAGCACGCAACAGAAATTGCTCAGGTCGAAATGCACCCACTGATGCAACAGCGCGTCGATGTTCTGCGCGTCCTGATGATTCGCACACATGCTGCGCGTGAAACGTTCGCTCGCCTAACTGGGTTGGTTATGCCAGAGAAAAAAGTACGATTCCAAGTGACGATAGTGGGGAAATCGTTTCGCGTCGTAAACATCTCTACTGGTAAGACAATAGCATTTCGTTGGACTTACAAGGCGGCGCTAGAAGTGGCGATTCAATTTGAAGACATGACCGACCGCTCAGAGAAGTGAAGACTCATCAATATTATGATACCCCCCCACAACTTGTTAATCTTAGACCAGTCTTAATCTTACTCTCACACACAATCAAACAAACACAGCGAAGAATTAGTTCTCATCGTTAAGCGATGAGGGTCTTCGAACAAACGAAGAATGGATCGACCCAGTCGCACACCAAGATGAAATCTAGAAATATCGAAAAAGCTAGAAGCCTTAAATTTTACTCCAAGGCGTTTTGCTATTTTTTTGGTCGAAACGAAGCCTAGCGTTACACTCATCACAGCTAAACTCGATCCATGATTCATTCTCGTAACGTTTTTTGAGTGTAAGGTTTGTGATTTTTCCGTTGTATTCGGACAGTCCAAAAGCTCGCTCGCAACACACATTAAAGTCAAACTTAGGATCTACAGGCGGCTTAATAAGCGGATATTGATTGTAGAACTCATCCTGCGGACCAGACGCCAAATAAACAAGCCCCTGATTAATAGTGAATGTTGCGGAAGTCGACTTATCCCCCAAACAAAATTCAACCACCCCCCGCCCATCCTTAAACGAAACGACATGAATACCTGAGGGTGTATACCCATAAAAACGACGCTCTACTTCCTTCTTTACTAAATCCTTATACATTAGCCACACCTCACAGTAAAAATAGCAATTATTAATTTCTTCGCCTCATTGTTAGCGAAGAACACCGACGCACTCAGCCCTCTAGAAAGCTACATCGCTCATGAACCCCCGCTACTAGAAGGAGCAGTCTTTAAATTGTTCGAAGCATCGTTCCGCGAAAGATATATATAGCTTTTCCCTTCTTGAACCTTAGCTAACGTTTTCATTTCAGCCAATTTCTCGAGATCCTTACGAGCAGTATTTTCTGAAATGTCGTAATCATGCGTCAACTCTTTCGCAGTAAATATCCTTCCAGGATTATTGAGTACCTTCTTCAGCAAATGACCCTGCCTATAATTCAGTCTCTTACTTATACCAAGTTCTTCAAGCCAGCCCATGAGGGCGAACGCTTCTTGACGCTTATCCTCAAAAAAATCCATAAATTCGTTTATGGCTCTTTCAATAATCTTGAGCTGATAGAGCACAAAATATGTAAGATCAAATGAATCTGTCTCAGTGAAGACATATGACTGCCCGTACTGAACTGGAGCCTCTTTCAGCAATGCACTTATTGAAATATACTCAAACGACCAATACCCACTTTTCAACATAAACCAATAAAACAAACACCTTGCAGTCCGACCATTCCCGTCTCTAAATGGATGTTCATAACCTATCATGAAATGAAGAATAATAGCCTTAACAACCGGATGAATAAAATATCGGCCATCCTTACCATCATGACGTTTATTAGCAAACTCGCATAGCGCTTCCAGTCGTTCTAGTAAAAGTTCAGCCTTGGGCGGCTGATGTACAATTTCACTATTCGAGCCACCGACAAAAATATCGTTACTTTCTCTGACTTGACCAGGATTAACCTCTTCCTCATCAACGCCTGTGGTTGCAATCCGATGAAACTCACAAATTAGCTCAAGTGTGAGCGACTCGTCCTTGTTATACTTTGCACTTTTCATAAGCAAGTAGTTATTCAGAATCATTCGCTCATCATTATTAGCAGGCGCCCGCTCCCTTACTAGCATTTCTTTTGCAACTTTTCGAGTTACAGCAGCCCCTTCCAGTTGCGCACTTGATATAGCCTCCTCCATCATTAAAGAGTCAACCAAATATCTGTTACTCTCCGAGTAATCTGTCGCTGAACTCTCTTGCCCTCCTAAACGCGAATTCACTAGGTCAATACCGTGAATAACGGAATCACAATAATCTGTCATATGAAGTAGGAAGGGATTTCCGCACTCACTTTTTAACTCTAGTGTCTTACTGCCTGAGGCCCTCGCGATTTTAACTGCCGCCCATGCTGCCTCTTTATTAATTCCACTAGGAACTCGACGTATGAAGTCGTGCCAATGCAAATACCGCCCCTTGTCATCAACAGCTTTGAATGCAGGCATCAAATCAAAGATTTCAACGCCATATTTCTTCAGCAAGATACCGAACTCAGTAGGCTTTTTGATTGTGGCCATCAAATGAAACTCAATTTTCAAAAATTGCGCTGATCCTTACTCTCAGTGCTGAGGGTGTCAAGCGCAATAACACCGATCCCATCTTCAACCCACACCCGCCAGAGAGGATTCCCATTGGAAATCACTTACGGTTCAGTCTGCTCCGGCATCGAGGCGGCAACGCTGGCTTGGAAGCCGCTCGGCATGCGCGCCACCTGGTTCGCCGAGATCGAAGCGTTTCCCAGTGCAGTGCTGGCTCACCACTACCCGAAAACGCCGAACCTCGGCGACATGACCAAACTCGGCGCCCAGGTGCTGGCTGGCAAGATCACCGCACCGGACGTCCTCGTCGGCGGAACCCCGTGCCAAGCGTTCAGCGTAGCCGGCATGCGCGAAGGCCTCACCGACCCTCGCGGCGCCCTCACCATCAAATACGTGGAGCTCGCAGATGCAGTTGACTATGTTCGAGCAGGCCAGCGAAAGCCGCCCTGCGTCATCGTTTGGGAAAACGTCCCCGGCGTCCTCAGCGATAAAGGCAACGCCTTCGGATGTTTTCTTGGCGCGCTTGCTGGGGAAGACTGCGAACTGCAGCCTTCAGGGAAAAAATGGCCGGACGCTGGTTGTGTGTATGGACCCAAAAGAACAATCGCGTGGCGGATCTTGGACGCCCAATATTTCGGCCTGGCCCAACGACGCCGCCGTGTGTTCGTTGTCGCAAGTGCTCGAGACGGACTCGATCCCATCGAGGTACTTTTTGAGCGCGAAGGCATGCGCCGGGATTGCCCGCCGGGATGGGCGCCGAAGCATGCACTTCACCCTACTCTCACGGCACAAGGGGGAGGCTCTCTCGATGATAGAGAGGCATATATATTGGAGCCCGAAGGAGTTCGCAGAACCAGCGTAATTGAATGGGAACGCTGCCAAGGGTTTCCTGACAACTACACGCTGATTCCCTGGCGCGGTAAGCCTGCCGAGCGATGCCCGGATGGCCTTCGCTATAAGGCGATCGGCAACAGCATGGCAATTACCGCCGTTCGCTGGATTGGCCAACGCATTTTGCGTCAGCTTAAATCCAGCCCGTAAGCCTAATCAGGAGTCAGTAATCATCAATCCTTTGATATCATTTTAATAAAATAGTCTGCCCTTTCAGAAAATTTTCTATTAATTTCAGTAGACAGAGCAAATTTATTACTAAGTTCGTTCAGACCTTCGAACCATTGCGTCATGAGTGTGCCAATTTTTTCGGGGTCAAGCACTTCAACGCCACGATGTGTTCTCTTTACGTTCATGAGACATAACGTCAAAGCCTGTAGCCACACACCACTTTCAGCCTGAAATAAAAACCAGTACGGTCTTGCGTCGTTTAGTTTAGCTAAATACATTCGGACTTCTGGAATTTCCCAAATCTCGCGGATGTCATTGTCATACCCCATTACAAAGAACTCTACCTTCCCAGCACACGCCAGTAACGACTCCCGAGTTCTTAAAAGCGAATCAATATAGACAAGAGAACTAGAAATATCCCCGTTTTCCACATCCTTCCTATCGATGTGATATGTGACAGTATTGTATTTAGATTTAACGATGTCTGAAATGTATTCTTGTTCCGGCAAGTTATAAGCTGTCGGAAAATGCTTCATGTGTTCCGCGAAAAATTCTGAAGTATGTCGCCGGGGACGCTTGAGTTTAACTAGGCCATTGCCTAGGAGTGTGCCGTATCCATTTTGTCGCATTGCAGCCAGTATCTGCCTCTTTTGATCCTTTAAGTCCATTCCTTTACGCGGTATGGCAAGAAAAAAGCAGTAGCCATTAATTAGAACATGTCTAAATACCCAGTCAAACCAGTCAGTATCCGGAATACGAAATGCTCCCAACCTAAACCACCTAGGTGGAACCGAGTCCTTTTCCTCGTTCTTACGAGCCATTCGCTGAGGATATTCACCCATAAAAGTAGGCGCTACCAACATTGAAAAAACTATAATATTTTGACTAAGACTCTCTTCCCCTATCATTTCTCCAGCGTAACCACTGAGCAACTCAACATCGCTTGAATGAACACGAGCACAATTAAAGGACAATTTGAGCAGCCACCTTACAAACAGTTCATAACTCAAGCTTAGACTTACTTTCTCCCCATCATAAGCGTCATTAAAAAAACTGGAAAAATATACTTCCTTTGCATACTCATCAAGCTCGCCAAGCTTAAGATTATTACAATCGGAACATACATCTTTTATCTGGGGGTCGGACCTAACAAACTTAGACTCTACTCGTTCTAAAAAAAACTCTTTATTCTTAGTGTCAACCCCCTCTCGGATATACCAACTGGGGATCAAGTGCTCCCTTGTCAACTTAGCTTCTTCTCTGCAGTACGCACAAATCCCCATAAATCTCGCTCCTTCGAATATAAGAAAAATCACAATAGGCTTTTACATAACTTTTCAATCGGCGGCCATCATTACTACGCCTCAGATCTGTTAACGATGAACGGAACACCTTGCTGCCAGCATAACAACTCTTCCGGCAACTACCATCACAGGTCGAAAAACCATGCCTCACAAACCGCTTCATATCTGACCATCTGTCCACATTCTGCCGCCATGCGCGGCATGGAGAATCGCTATGAAAACCGAAATCCTCTCCGACGAGGAACTGGCCGATCTCACTGGCTACAAGGCCCGTGCCTACCAGCGCCGCTGGCTGATTGATCGCCAGTGGGTATTCGTCGAAAGCCGCGGCAAGCGCCCGCTGGTGGGCCGCATGTATGCACGCATGAAGCTGGGCATGATCAGCCCTACGATTGCCGATCCGAACCCGCCGCCGGCTGCACCCGTATGGACACCTGACTACTCGCGAGTGAATTGATATGCGCCCCCGCAAGGCCGACACACGCAACTTGCCGCCTCGGATGTACCAGTGGACGCGAACACGAAAAAGCGGAAAGGTTTGGATCGCCTATTACTACCTGGACATGACAGGTAAGGCGATCCCGTTGGGCAAGGATCTGGACTTGGCCAGGGTCAAATGGGCGGAGCTGGAGGCGAAGGAAAAGCCGCTTGATCTACGCACCATGAAAGGCATCTTCGACCGATATATCCGCGACGTCGTCTCGAAGAAAGCGGCACGGACGCAGAAGGACAATTTGGCGGAGATCAAGCAGCTTCGTCCGATGTTCGACAGCGCTCCCATCGACTCAATCACCCCAGCAACTATCGCAGGGTACCGCGACGCGCGGACCGCGAAGGTTCGAGCGAATCGCGAGATTGCCACCCTCTCCCACGTTTTCAACATTGCTCGAGAATGGGGACTGACGACCAAAGAAAATCCCTGCCAAGGCGTGCGCAAAAACAAGGAAACGCCGAGGGACTATTACGCGAATGATGTTGTTTGGGATGCTGTTTACGTGAAGGCAGCTCAAGAGCTGAAGGACGCGATGGACTTGGCCTATCTGACCGGGCAAAGACCCGCAGATGTCCTGGTCATGAGGAAGGACGATGTCGAGGGAAATTACTTGGGTGTGCAGCAGAACAAGACACACAAAAAGCTGCGCATCCTGATGACTGACGGTGATGAGCCAAACAGTCTGGGCCTGTTGATCGGGAAAATGGCCGAGCGCAATGCTCAGCACATTTGCAGCTATTTGATCGTGAGCGCACGCGGCAAGCGGATGACAGCGAAGATGCTTCGCGATCGATGGGACGACGCCAGAGAAAGAGCCAAGAAAGAAGCTGAAGAAAAAGGCGATGTTCAGCTGGCTGAGAAAATCGGAGGCTTCCAGTTCAGAGACATCAGGCCGAAAGCGGCGTCGGAAATCCTCGACGTCGGCGATGCGAGCCTACTCTTGGGGCACACCAAAGGAGACATTACCGAGCGCGTCTATCGACGAATTGGCGCCATTGCCAAGCCATCGAAATAG